ACTCCGCACTAAAAATTATTTCATCTTCATATAAAAAAGATACATCAAAGGTTATAAATCGTCCAACTGGATTTGATGATGGATTTTTTATCAACGATTTTACATTTGATGGAAGTGGAGATTTAGATATTCATAACGGTAGATTCGGTAAAACTCCTGAATTTCCAAATGGAATCTATGCTTATTTTGCAACAGTAGAATTAAGTGCTTTAACGAATAAGATAGAGGGAGTATATCCATATTTTGTTGGAAAGACTTATAGATCTCCACTATTAAATGATAATTTAATATTAAATCACGATTTTGATTTTAATGAATCTAATTTAATCAGAAATACTAAACCATATAATGTTAGTGAAGAATTTGCAGACAATGATTTTATTATAGAATCAAATGAATTCATTAGACAAATATCTAACGTTGAATCAGTCACAAAAGGTGGTATTTCTGATATACAAATTTTAGATGGTGGTTCTGGTTACAAAGTTGGTGATTTAACATCATTTGATCACACTGATACAGAGGGTTCAGGATTTAGTGCTGAAGTTTCAGAAATTGTAGGTATAGGGATATCGAATGTTGAAACTTCTTTGACAAGATTTAATAATACAGTATTTTCTTGGATCTCTTATGGTGTTATTCAGGTAAATCATTTACCATCAATGGAACTTAATGATCAAGATTCAGTTTTAATATCTGGACTTAGTACATCTATAAGTGGTTTAACAAATTCATTTAAGGTTGGAGTAAGCACTGATACAGTTTCATTAGGAAAATCAATGACTGTTGGTAATGTTAATGGAATAGTGCAAGATATTTTTGTTAATAAAATACCAAATACAGTTTCCATTGGTGGTACCTTAAGAATAGGTGTTGGCAATTCAACAGAAAATTTACAAGTATTAAATGTTTACAATAGACAAAAAATAATAAGAGTATTCAGAAATTCTGGAATCGCTCACACATTCGGATCAAATATTGATATATTAAACAATAGATTTACAATTCCACTTAAAGTTGATAAATTTGAGTCAAAAGTAAACGATATTGTTTATTTTAATGGTACTCAATCTATTGGAGTTGGAACAGTTGGTATAGGTGTTAGCACAAATTATTATGTGGGTGAAACAATTACACAACTTACTATACCAGAAAGATCAATTTATCTCCCAAATCATCCTTTTGTGACTGGTCAAAAAATAACATTGACTAAACCTAATGTCGCAAATGCAGAGTTTGATGTATCTCCAAACAATAGTTCTGTTGGATCTTTTGAGTTACCATTCTCAGGTCAAACATCAACAGATGTTTTTGTAATTAAAAAAGATGAAAATTATATAGGTATAGTAACCACAAGAGCAGGTGTAGCTAATACTAGTGATGGATTATTTTTCTTAGGAAGTGGAGTAACAGGTATAGGTTCAGGATTATATAATTTCACGACTAACTTTGAGCAAGTTACTGGTGATGTTGATCATGTTGTCACCACAGTAACAACTAATGTTGCAGCTGCTAATACAACAACACATAACTTAGAAAAAGGTGATATAATCAAAATGAATGTCATTCCTAACTTATCAGTAGGAATAGGAACAACAACACCAGTTTCAGTCAGATATAACTCCGAATTTGAGAAATTATTCATCGATCCTATAACATTTTCCTCTTCTGATGTAGAAACTAATCGTTTAGATTTAATAGACCACGGTTTTGAGACTGGAGATAAGGTATTATATGATGGTAATGCGACTGGATTATCAACTGGATTGTATTATGTTTATAAAGTTAGTGATAGAAGAATTGAATTAGGTGAAACATTTACAGATGTTACAAAAAATCCTATAAGAACAGTTGCAATTACTGCTAATAGTGGTGGTGCAAATCAATCAATAGCACCGATAAATCCAAGAATCACTGTTGTAAAAAATCAAAAATTAACATTTGGATTATCTAGCACTACTCTAGCAGGTTTTGACTTCAAGTTATTCTATGATAAAGAATTAACAAATGAGTATTTAAGTTCACAAGACTCTACTATTTTTAATGTAGTAGGTGTTGGAACAATAGGTATTGGAACATCTCCAGATAGACCAATCGTTGGTGCTGCATTAACCGTACAGTATTCAGCATCATCTCCTCAAAAATTATATTACGGATTATCAAAAGGTGGATTTATAAGCACTTCAGATAAAGATGTTAGAAATTATTCTGAAATAGTATTCATTAATAGCATTTACAATGGAGAGTATAAAATATCTGGAGTAACTTCTGAAACATTTAATATATCACCTAAAGATCCTGAATTTTTAAGATATAGTGCATCAGATTGTGATAAACTTGAATATTCAACTAAATCAAAAAATGTTATAGGTACAATCAATGACTTTAAAATATTATCATCTGGATTTAATTATAAAAAATTACCAAAATTTAACACTATAGTAAGTCAGAACGGTACAGGTGCTAATATTAAACCTTTATCTGACAGTGTTGGTAAAATACAAAAAGTTAGAATAGTTGATATTGGATACGAATATGCTTCTGATAAAACCTTAAGTCCTGAAGCATTAGTGCCACCAGTTGTAAATGTTGATAATTTAGATGTTGTAAATGGTGTAGAAATTGTAAGTGGAGGTAGTAATTATTCAAGTGCACCTAGTTTATTATTATTCAATCCCGTATCAAATATACTTATCGATGATTCTTCACTTGAAGCTATTGTTCCAAACCAAACAGTATCAAATGTAAATGTAATAGCACCAATTAACGGTTTAGATTCAGTCAATCATAAAGTTGTTGCAATCAATAATTCTAATGGAGTTGGAATTAATTCTGTTATTCAAGCACCATTCCCAAATGCAGGTATTATTACTTGTTTTATTGATACACCTACAAATGGATTTGTAACGGAACCTTTTGCAATTGGTGATAAAGTGTTCGTTGAAGGTATATTACGCTTGGGAGAGGCGGGAATAGGTGCTACACAGGGTGGAATAACAACTAACACAGCTGTCACAGGTGATGGTTTTAACTCAGAAGATCATAATTATGAATTCTTTAATGTACAAGATTATATTGCAGGGACTCCATCACAACTAATATTCAGTTTAGCAGGTGTTACAACAAATCCTGGTATTGCAAAAACATTCCAATCAGGTTATGCACAACTAATTAATAAGAAAAATTATCCTGATATAAGACCTATCCAAACAAGAGGTAAATTTGAATTAAATGAAAAGGTTACAATTGATAATCAAAAAACTGATTTAACTGTCGTTGAAATCAGAGATGATTATGTAAAATTAGATGGTCTTTTTAGGGTAAAAAATGGAGATAGAATTAAGGGGGTAGTAAGTGGTGTTTCTGCTGAAATAACATCTATTGTAGATAATAAGGCAAAATTCAAGATAGATTTCTCAAATAGGCAGGAATATGGTTGGTTAGATGATACTGGTAAACTAAGTGAGGATTATCAAGTTATACCAGATAATGATTATTATCAAAACCTATCATACTCTGTTAAAAGTCCGATAGTTTGGGATGATTTTGTTAGTCCTGTAAATCGTTTAGTGCATCCAGCTGGATTGAAAAATTTTGCAGATACATCAATTCAAAATAAAGCACAGGTGCAAATTGGAAGTGGTTCGACATCATTATCAACAATCATACTTGATGTTGTTAATGAAAAAAATAGAGTTGATGCAATCAATAATTTTGATTTCGTTAAAGATTTTGATACATTAAAAAATAAATCTAAAAATTTACAATTTACAACAAAAGTATTAACAGATTTTTCAAGATGTATTTCTAATAGAGTTTTAATTCATGATGACGTAAGTGACCAATTCTCTAGTGTAGGTTTTTCTGCAAATGACAGTCTTATAGAAACAATAACTGCCGATTTTGCTAATTATCTCATTCAGATAGTGGATCCTGATACCTTTGATACACAATTCAGTGAAATTGTAGTTTTAAGTGATGAGAATGATATTATATTATTTGAAAAAACAACTGATTTTACAACTCAAAAGTTAGGAGAATTTAAAACTGAAATTACTTCTGATGGTAATAAGAATTTATTATTTGAACCTGTAGAGAAATTTACAAAGGATCATAATATAAAAATTCTTAAGATAGACTTTAATACAGATGTAGTAGGTATAAACACAAATACGATTGGTCATACAAAACAAACAGGATCTAATGTTGGAATAACCTCTGGAACAACCGAAAGTATAATAGAAATTTCTAAAACTGACTTCAATGCATTATATGCCAACATTTACGTTGAGGATGCTGTAACTAAAGATGTTAATTATAATGAGATTATAGTTGATTTTGATGGAATTGACACTTCATTATCTCAAATTTATGTTGATAAGAAATTATCTAACAGTCAAAGTGCAGTAGGTATTATAACTGCAAAATTTGAGAATGATTTAATTAAAATCCAAATCACTGATAACATAGGTAATGGGTTAGAAACAAGATCAAATATCGTTGGATTAGGAACAACAACTGCTGGCACAGGAACTTATCGTTTTGCAGTTAGTGATCAACCAGCAGGAGGAGAGAGAAGTGTAAGATTAGAAGCAAATTATGCAACAGGCACTGCAAGCACCATAACATATGCAACATTGAACAAATTATTAGATAGCAGTGCAAAATCACTTGTGAGAGTATCATATGGTAATACATCTGCGGTACATCAAATTGTGGCGATTCGTGATGATGATGATATAGTAACAGTTCAGTATCCATTTGTATCTGCAGCATCGACTACAGGTATAGGTACATTTGGTGGCGAAATTGTAGGTAATAATATAAATTTAAGATTCTATCCAGATGCTGAAGTTCAGTCATTAGTTGAAGTTCAGTCATTTAATCAAATTTTCTATACAGAAAATGATTTTGATAATACTCCACCTAAACTAACTCAAGGCACAGTTGATCAAGAAGTATTTCTAACAACTTATGATGGATTAGAAGGAAGAAGAGCAAATAAAACTAAATTTAACTTAA